TTCTTCCAATTGGGCAAAGTATATTTCTATACTATTACTACTGAGATTATGGAGCGTGGTAACACGGTCTTTGATACAGGTGATGCAGCAGTCGATCAATTAGAACGTGAGGCATATACCTTCCCGATTACCTTGACTAATGTCACAGGTACATTTGCAGAAGGTGAGGACTTTACTTCTAGCGGCGGTGGTACAGGTACTGTAGTTTCCTTTGATGCTGCTACAGGTAAACTCATTGTAGTTTATCCTACTGGTGGTTTCCAAGAAGGAGAAACAGTAACAGGTCCAAATGGAACTGGAGAGATCCAGACATTCACTACGATCCAAGTAGAGAGTGTTCAATACGATGATAACGCCACAATAGAATTCAAAGCAGATGATGTCATTGACTTCTCTGAAAGAAATCCATTTGGTGAAATTGGAAATAAGACAGGTAGCTTCTAATGTTAGAGTATTTTTATAACGGTACTATTCGCAGAACTGTCATAGCATTCGGTACTATTTTTAATAATATTGAACTACGTGACCTAGACGAGAACGGTGCTGAAGTTGTTCGTGAAAAGGTTCCTCTAGCCTATGGTCCTAGAGATAAGTTTCTTGCACGCTTAGAAGATCTTTCAGATATTGATAAGCAGGTACAGATTACTTTACCAAGGATTTACTTCGAGATGACATCGTATCAATACGATGCTCAAAGAAAGACCAGTCCTATTTCAGTCTACAAGAATGTAGATGATGCTACTGGTGGTGTACGTAAACAGTATATGCCAGTCCCATATAATATTGGGTTTGAATTAGGTATACTAGCTAAGTCACAAGACGATGGTCTTGGAATACTTGAGCAGATATTACCTTATTTCCAACCAGCTTTTAACCTTCCTATCAAGATGATTCCTGATATGGATGAAGTAAAAGATTGTCCTGTAGTTCTCAATAGTGTAGATTACACTGATACCTATGACGGTAGTTTCTTAAACCGTCGTTACTTAGAGTATCGTTTACAGTTTACTGTAAAGACTTACCTATACGGTCCTGTTACTAATATCGGGGTCATTAAGAAGTCTATTATGGAGATTGGAAATATTGGAGATTCAACTAGACGTAAAGATACTAGACTCACTTATACTCCTAAGGCACTGGAAGATAAGAATGCTGATGGTGAAATTAATGCATTAGATGATGCACTAGTACAACCAGATGACAACTTCGGTTTCAACGAAGGGTTTGAAGTATTATGACCAAACTAGATGATAATATGCAAGACATCTTAAATCTCCCTGAGGAGACGGTAGACGTTATTGCAAAACCTAAACGTGAAGTAAAAGAAGATGTCACACAAGACTACGAATATACACGTGGTCAACTATATAACTTAATAGATAAAGGTCAAGAAGCACTTAACGGTATTCTTGATGTAGCAGCCTCATCTGATCATCCTAGAGCATATGAAGTTGCAGCCTTGATGATTAAGAACGTAGCGGATACAACTGACAAGTTGATGAAGTTACAAAAAGAAACCAAAGAGGTTAAAGAAGAAGGACCATCTAAAGGTCCATCTACTGTCAACAACACTATGTTTGTTGGTAGCACTGCTGAACTAGCAAAAATGTTAAAAAAAGCGGAGGAATCTACCGATGTCTGATGAACTTAAAGAAGAAAAAGTGGACACAAAAGGGCCACTACAAAGACTAAAAGACAAGATACTACCAGATGAAGATGAACAGGCTGCCATAATCTCCACTTTCGTGAGATTGGGTGTACTAGTGTGGTCTGGGGGTATATTGACTTTAAATTACGTTGCAATTCCTGGAGTTCCGCAACAAAAAATTGATCCAACTTTCATAGCTTCAGTATTTACTGGAGTTTTAGCTAGCTTTGGAATTCAGACCGCATCTAAGAAAGGTGACGGTACAATGAAAATGAATGGAAATGGTAATGGAAATGGTGTCGGAGGTAATGGAGGTAGTGGCGGACCTGTTCAAACTTTAAGGATTGAGCAAGCACCTCTACAGATTATTGCTGTCGATCCTAATAAGAAATCAGATGAAAAACCATATAAACTGTAATAAATAAGGTAGAATTATTTTTGTTTATGCAAAAGATCATAAATGCAATCGCTATTGGGTCTGGTATTGTATCTCTCACCGTTGTGGGTAGTGGCCTTTATTTGGTTATTAATAAGGATGCAATCATCCAAGACATCAAAGGTAAAGTGATTGAGTCCGTAATGCCTAAAGGTATTGGTGGTGCTTTAACTGGTGGAGGACTTGGACTTCCTATGCCTACACCTCAAGCAGCTGCTCCTATTCCTGGTGCTAGTATGGGACTTCCTATTCCTGGCGGATTCTAAATGGATTTGCAAAAAGTCGCTTCTACTGGTACAGCAGTTGCTGTACTAGGAACTGGTGCAATGGTCGGTGGCAATCACGTCATCGATCAGAAAACTGGTGGTCCTGAGAAGCGAGAGTCTGCCAAAGTAGAATTGATACGTGAGGTTGTAAGGGAAGAAGTATATTTACAATTAATTAATGCGTGGCCAAAAACTAGTGGTCCAGTAAGAGGACCACAACTACCTACACAAGACTATCAGAATAGTATTCCTAAAGTGAAATAATGCAAAAGCATACTCGTGATGTTTTTTCTGTACTGGAGGTTCCAACGACACCTCCTTCTTTTGATGATATATTAGAGATCATTTATAGTGATATAAAAGGTCTTCAGTATAAAGCAAAGTCAGGAACTTTTAAACGTGGTCGTCACGGTACTACATCATACTACGATTTCAATTTGTTTAAAGAGCAGAGGTATTTCCCTCTGATGAAACATATAATGGGATCGATCTATGAAACATATAGAGAGTTCATACCGAACGTTGAATTTAATGCTCAACAAGCTTGGTGGACTGTCTATAAAAAGGGAGCATATATCCCTAGACATACTCACGCTAATTCACATATTAGTGGTGCGTATTATCTTAGACAACCTAAAGGTGCTGGACCTATAACGTTCTTTAATCCTATAGGACCATTGATCAATCAGTTTCATCACGAGGATTTAATCTTTCAAGTCTCTAACGATATGGTAGTACAACCTGAGGATGGTACTCTGTTATTATTTCCTGGATGGTTAGAGCACGAGACAGAAGAAAATGAATCCGACGAAGATAAAATTATTGTTAGTTTTAATTTGACTTTAAAGTGAGTGAAATACAAACCATACCAAACATCATAACTGGTGGTGGATCAATACCATACGTTGAAGTTAACGGAACTGGTATTAATTTCGTAAGCCCTGTTAAGACGAATAACAGTAATGTTGAAAAAATAAACCTTAGTAATATTCCTGTCGATAGGTTGTGGATAGTTACTCCTCCTCAATCTACACCAATAACAGTACCTGTAACTCAGATCATAGGATCACCTATTGTTAATGTTCCTGGTTGCGTTACTGTACATAAAGAAAATGCTAGAGAGAGAAATAAAAATAAGCAATTAGTAAATGACGACCCTAAAGGAAACACTACCTTATGTGATGCTGGAGCACCTTATTACTATCCAGCAGATTATGATTACCGTGATTTAACTTGGACTACGGTAAACCCAAATGAAGAGAATGTTGACGAAGGAGTTAATACAGAAGATCCACCAGCACCTAATCTAGACACTCCAGAACCTCCACCAACACCAACAAATACTGATGGGGAAGTAGAATGTCCTCCACCCAATGCAAGACGTATAGGAGACCTTTCGCAGAATGGTAATGAACGTGTTAAAGAATATAAACTGACACCAGATGGTAAAATCTGTGAGACTATATGGGAGGATGTACCAGCAATGGATGCTTATCTTCCTGCTATTAATGTAGTAACTACTACAGCATCTATTGCTGCGGTGGCAACAACGTCTGCCCTACTTGCAAAACCCCTAGCGGATTTGCTCCTGAAGGTGGTGAAACCTCTCGTAAAGAAGACGATTGCGAAGGTGAAAGAGAAAGTCCTAGGGAAGAAACCCCCTGTGTTGTCTCTTCGTGAGAGGATCCTGAAACAGAAGGAAGCGAATGCTGCTGTAAAGGCTGCCCGTCAGTTGAAGGGGAAGTAGGAGCAGTCCACTCTGGTTGTGGTAGTTGATGCTGGTGTGGCATAACTTGTCCACCTGGTGCAGTTACTACTACGTCAGCACACACTGCGTGGTATGGAGAAGCTGGGTGGAAAAATATACCAGCCTTTTTCATCTCACCACAATTTTTAAGACGAGCTAATTCAAAGTCTAATCTCTTATTAGCAGTTGCTTGATTGACTGCTGAGATTTGTGCTGTTGCAGCTTGAGAACACTTCTTTTGCATACCTCTGTTTAGTGGTATGGATAGGGTAGCAGATAGTCCAGCATTAAAAGATTGGTTAGCACTCATATCTGTACGTACTGGTTTCATCCACGTAGGTTCCATAGTAGTACCACCGTTCAATACATCGGGTACACCATCAGGAGCATCAACGTCTATTTCTATCTCTATACTTTCTCCATCTTCAAACCATCTAGTACCATCATCTTTAGTACGGGTATCGTACCAAGATTCCCAAGGATAGTTTTTAACACTGACTGTTTGCTTAACAGTCTTACCCTCTACATCTGTTAGGTTATATTGCGGTTCGTTATAAAAATCTACCCAAGGATCTTTCCTTGAGTCGGCAAACTGTAGGTATGGTGTCAAATTAAATGTCGTACCTTGACAAGATACCCCACCACCGTAGGTGTTAGTGACGTATGGACCTTGTAAAACCTGTATTGCCTGGTTAGTTACTGAGCCAGAACTATTAGCGATAGGATTAGCAGTAGCAGATACACCACCTACACCTTCAGCCCTTGCTGGTAAAGTTTGCACACTGAGAAGTGCTGCAATTACTGGGTAAACGTACTTGTTGTATCTGTTACGCTTTTTATTTGAGTGGTTCTTTGGATGAGAGTTTGATTCGTCATCCCTGGACCTTGATAGCTCTGAGTAAATTGAAACGCCTCTCCTGGAGTCGTTATGGTGAAGTTTCCGTTCGATCCGAGATCTAAAGCGTCGAAAGAGCTCGTAACTGCACCAGTTATGGCTGTCCCGTTCGTCGCTGTTGCAGACGTACTCGGTGTAATTGTCACGGTTGAGGTGTTCACATTGGGGTTGAGTGCTGCTCCATCGTTTGAAACGCCTACCCCAGTCACGCTGTATTCCCATCCTGTCCTATAATCAATACTATTTATCGTCTCCGTGACAGTGCTTTCTGTCTCGGTGTGGCTCGTCATCGATCCCTGGGTGAAGTTTGGGACCACAGGGACCGCCTGGACAGGTGCAGTGATGACACTTACAAGTGCCACAAGTACTGCATATGTTGTCCGAGTAATCCTTGGTAGGGTCATAGTCATCTTCCCAGTCCATCTTATCGGATGGATACCTCTGTTACAAACTGTCCAGTAGCTGAAGTACCTGCTCCACCAGCTGTTAAACCAGCAAATGTATGAGCACTAGTTACATTTCCAGCTAAGCTTCCAGCAGATCCAGCAGCAGTAGACGTTATGTTACCAAAGTTTTGTACAGCACCAACAGAAGGAGCACTAGTGGGGACCGCATCGGCTTGAGTATACGACTGGGCAAAGCTGAATGCCGAGCCTGCTGTATCCTGAGTCGCTGCAATGGTTCCTGGTGCATAAACACCAGCAGTTATTGTACCAGCACTGACCGTTGAAGTCGTCGTACCATCAGTTGTGTCAACATTTGTTCCAGAGATAGCAAAAGAAGATCCAATTCTCTCGACTTGTGTTGCAGCTGCGTTCACATTTAATTGAACACTAGATGCCATTCTTGAAGTTATATCTGCACGAGCGGCTTGTCCTCCTAGAGCAAATACACCTAATATGAGTAAAAGTTTTTTCACAGTTTTTGTTCCATACCCTACATTTATTTATAGCTAAATAACTGTATAGCGGAATACCTATCCAATGAGACCCTTTAAAGAAATCTTAAAAGATTTGGAAGAATCGGGAATGGAACCCATTTCTGATAAAATTCAGGTAGAATCTAAGAAGACTTCTGGGGTTAAAAACGGTAAGTACTCCTACAAAAAGTGGGCCTCTAAGAAAACAACCAAGTAGTGAACAATGGCAAAGACCGTACTAAAAAATACACAGTATAAAGCTGTAGTCTCTATTACTAGTGAGAATGCTACTACTATTGATCCTTCAGATCTATCATACGATGTTGTGGTTGAATCTGGTGATGTTCAATTTGGTGCAGGTGGATCTAAAGGTACGGCAGCCCGTACACAGATACCCACCAGAATGGAGATAGCAAAAATAATATACTCACAACCACAAGATAGTGGTAAGCACGTTAAAGTAGGACGTGGTGGTAACACCTTAATTATACTAGGAGGGTCTGGAACAATGGATCTCGCTGGTTCTGGTGCTACAGAAAGTACTGCTGATGGTCCTATAGAAGTCTTGGCTTCAACAAATGGACACCCATATACAGCAATCTTTTTCATAGATAAATTAGGTTATTAAAGTAATTGGATAATGTCCCATTATACTGTCGGATATCACGATACCGACCAACATCATTATGAAATCTGTGAATACGCAGAAGATGCTTATGCAGCAATACAGCATTCAAAAGAGGACGTTCCTTACTTAAAGGAGCATCCTCATTTTGTTGACTATTGCACAATGGGTGTAGAATTATAAATGGTTGTCTGGTCAGTAATAATATTGCTTGTTATACTACTAGTAATAGTATCGTGGTATATCTACTATATACTACGTATGGCTTTTGTGGAGATGAATGATGGGAGCAATGACACCGCCAAACAGGAAGAGTTGTTACAACTTCCGAGTGACGGAAATTAATAAAGTTCTAGATGGTGACACGATAGATGTCACTATAGACCTTGGTTTTGACCTATATAAGAAAGAACGGGTACGTGTAGCTGGAGTAGATACTCCTGAAAAAAGGACTCGTGATTTAGAGGAAAAAGCACTCGGTATCGATGCGACAAACTGGCTTAAAGAAAAACTTGAAAGCACTATTAACGGTGACGGTGAACTCAGTGTTCGTACTGAGCTTGTTGGTGGCGTTGGTAAGTACGGTCGCCTTCTTGGTTGGTTATATATTGATGACTCCGAAATTTCTTTGAATGAACAAATGATCACAGAGGGTTATGCTTGGGCGTATGATGGTGGGACTAAACAGAAAGATTTTGAGGTCTTACGTGAAATTAGGCGTTCGTTTGGGACATTGGTCGAGTCTTGATCAAGTCTACATAGATTCAAACGGCGAAACAGGCAGACGTGTATACGCTGACTGGCTTATACCAACTAAAGAATATGATGATTTTAAGTAGTACTAATTCTTGGGGAATGATGCAGGAAATTCTAGAAGAAGAAGAGATGCGTGTAAAAGAACGCACTCTTAAAAAAGAAGAAAAGGAAACACTGGATGCTGAAGTAAAAAAATTACTTGCTGAATGAGTTTCTTATGGGAGCAGCTACTGACATATACCTTGGTAACCCCAATCTAAAAAAAGCAAATACTCAACAGCAGTTCACAAAGAAACAGGTTGCAGAGTATATTAAGTGTAGGGACAATCCTGTCTACTTCACTGAAAAGTATTTGAAGATTGTTAATATAGACGAAGGTTTGATGGACTTTCAGATGTATGATTTCCAGAAGGAGATGATGCACAAGTTCCATAACAACAGATTTAATATAGCAAAACTACCACGACAGTCTGGTAAGTCTACTATCGTTACGACCTATCTGTTGCATTATGCATTGTTTAATGCTAATGTAAACGTAGCAATTCTTGCAAACAAAGCTGCAACGGCTAGGGAAATGCTTAGCCGTCTCCAATTATCGTATGAGAATTTACCACGTTGGATGCAGCAGGGTATCGTTGCTTGGAACAGAGGATCACTGGAGTTAGAAAATGGATCAAAACTTATCGCAGCTTCTACTAGTGCCAGTGCTGTCCGTGGTATGTCTTTCAATATTGTGTTCCTTGATGAGTTTGCATTTATCCCCAACCATATATGCGATCAGTTTTTTAGTTCCGTTTATCCGACGATTAGTAGCGGTAAGAAATCGAAAGTAATTATTATATCCACCCCTAACGGGATGAATATGTTCTACAAGATGTGGGAGGACTCCCTCAAAGGTAGAAACGAATATGTAAATCACGAAGTACATTGGTCTCAAGTTCCTGGTAGAGATGATAAATGGAAGAAGCAGACTATACGTAATACTTCTCAGAGACAGTTCACTCAGGAGTTTGAGTGTGAATTCTTAGGATCACAGGATACCCTTATTAATCCTGCTAAGCTTAAAACGTTATCCTTTGATAGTCCTCTTGTAAGAAATAAAGGATTGGACATATACGAAGATAGAAAAGAGAAGCACGATTATGTAATGACTGTGGACGTTGCTAGAGGTACAGCACAGGATTACTCTGCCTTCTGCGTTTTTGATATCACAGAGTTCCCGTATAAACTGGTAGCAAAATATAGAAACAATGAAATTAAACCTATACTATTCCCTAACGTAATTTACGACACTGCTCGAAATTACAACAACGCACATATAATGACAGAGGTCAACGATATCGGAGATCAGGTTGCTGCTATCTTGCAGTTTGATCTTGAGTATCCTAACCTCTTAATGTGTGCTATGAGAGGTAGAGCAGGCCAGATTATGGGATCTGGTTTCTCTGGTGGTAAAGCACAGTTAGGTGTAAAGATGTCTAAGACTGTGAAGAAGCAAGGATGTTCTAACCTCAAAGCATTAATAGAAGAGGATAAGTTAGTTATCAATGACTATGACACTATCGCAGAACTCACTACTTTTGTTCAGAAGAAAGATTCGTTTGAAGCGGATGAAGGGTATCACGATGACTTAGTAATGTGTCACGTCATATTCTCTTGGATGGTCTTACAAGATTTCTTCAGAGAGATGACAGATCAAGATGTTCGTAAGAGGATCTATGAAGAGAATAAAAATTTAATGGAACAAGATATGGCTCCATTTGGATTCATAGTAAATAGTGACGAAGAAGAAACTATAGTTGATAAGGATGGTAATGTATGGAATGTAGATGAGTATGGTACTAAACAGTATGAAGTAGATTATATGATGCCTTATATCTAATATTATGATTTTTTGGATTGGATTCTTCGTTATGTTTTTTAATGAAGGCTTTGTTATGATGAGGCACGTATCACCGTGGTTCAGAAAGCAGAGAGATAAATTTATTAATAAGTATGGTGCTAATGCGTGGTATAGATTCCACGGCACATTAGATTATGTCTGGATGATACTTGTAGGTCTTGGATTAGTTCTATACCCAAACAGATTATTTCATCTAGCAGTATTAGCAACCTTTTGGGGTGCTTCATTTTCAATATTCTATTTACCGAGGTGGATAAAGAATGAGCGATAAACATCCTAACGGTTACACACAAGAGATGATCAAGGAGTTGCTAGGCACTGCTTGGTTGGACAAAGATAATATACCTGAGACGGGTAATCAAATTAGAAGAAGAAAGGGTAATGAGATGAGAGCAGGGTTGAGACCTTATCCCAAGTACCCATCAAAGGAGTCGAGGATAGCAGACACTTCGGGTAAGTTTGATGAGAATGGACAATACATATACCCACCAGGTTCTGGATTTAATTATGCAGAGTGGTGTAATGATCACGAAGTTAAGAGTAATAAAGTATCATAATGGAATTTGATGAAGAGTTTTCTGTAGACCATTTAATATTCAAACAAAGAACTTGTAGAGTATGCGGAGAAGAGAAAAGTTTAATAGAAGACTTCTACCTTACTAGAAAGGCTAGAGGTAAACTTGCTTCGTCTTACTCATATGAATGTAAGGTCTGTACAATTAAAAGAATACAAGAAAGAAGAAAGGATAAATCACCAAACGAATCATATCCCGACTGGTAGTTCACGCATCGTTTCCCCACTGAAACATCAGGTTTAGATAAATAAATTTAGACAAATCTGGATCTTCATTCGGAGAGGTAATTAAATGGCAGGGCAAGTATCACCTGGAGTTGTTATTAAGGAACGTGACCTTACTAACGCTCGTATAGACTCAACAGTAGATAACGTTGGAGCATTAGTTGGACCGTTCGAGAGAGGTCCAGTGAATCAGATGGTGAACATCACCAACGAGAAATCACTACTAGAATATTTTGGTAAGCCTAATAACAGTAACGCTGGTTATTGGTTTACTGCAACTAACTTCCTATCATACGGTGGGCAACTCCAAGTTATACGTGTTGGAGATGACAATCTTAAGAACGCTGTAACAGACTCTGCGTCTGCTGTTCTTATAGAGAGCGACACCGATTATGTAACTAATCATTTTGATGCTGCTCAATCTTTCCATTACGGTACTAAGTGGGCTGGTGTTTACGGAAACAACATAAGCGTTCACGTAGTAGACCACGGTTATGACTTCGATGTAACTGTAGATGCTGCTGTAACTGCTGTTGCTGGTACAACTGTATATCAAAGCAACGGTGTTACTGGTAAATTATTTGGTGCTGCTTCTGCTACTGCTACTCTTACAGTATTTGAATCTAACGGTAATTTAGTAGCAGGTGCTTCAAATCTTCTACTACAACAGACAGGTGCTGCAAGTACCGCACTTAATGGTGCTGTTGCTGCTGGTGATGCTACTATCACAGTTGCATCTGCTACTGGTATTGCTACTGGTGATTATCTAATCATCAACAATGCAGAAATTGTTAAGGTAACAGATACTGCTTCTGCTCCTCAACTTACAGTTGATCGTGGACAATTCGGTACAACTGCTGCTACTGGTGCTGACGCTGATAGTGTTATTGAACTATCTGCTGTGGGTATAAGTGCTGCTAGTAAGTGGTGGGATACAGTACAAATTACTGATACAGATATTAACTGGAATACTCTTGTTTCAAGACCTGGTACTTCTGCTTTTGCTTCTAACTACGGTTCTAAGTATGACGAACTAAGTATTGTTGTTCTTGATGCAACTGGATTAATCACAGGAACTAAGAATACAGTTCTAGAGAAATTCCAAAATCTTTCTAAGTCTGCTGATTCACAGACTGCTGAGGGTGCAGATAACTACTACCCTAATATTTTAAGATTTGCTTCCAACTACCTATGGTGGGGTAAGCACGATGCTACTAACACAACAGCTTCATACGGTGGTTACACCACTGCTGTTTGGGGAAGTGGAATCACAACTGGTACTAACTACACAATGCTTGGATATCAGTCATACACAATGGCTGGTGGTTTAGATGGATATGCTGTTAATGCTGGTGATCTAACTGCTGGTTACGACACATTTGCTGATACAGAATCAATCAATCTAGACTTCATCCTTGCTGGTCCTCTTCTAGGAACCAGAGTAGATTCAATCTCAGTCGCACAGAAGTGTGTAAACATTGCTTCTGCACGTAAGGATTGTATGGCATTTGTTTCACCTTATGCTGGTGCAGTTATCGGTACACTTGCTACAAGCACTGATGCACAGAGAGATAACGTAATTGACTTCTTCGATGGAGTTGGTTCTTCTACATCTTATGCAGTGTTTGATTCTGGTTGGAAGTACATCTACGACAGATTCAATGATACCTATCGCTACGTACCTTGCAATGGTGATACTGCTGGCTTGGCTGTTCAAACCGCTAATGACCTAGATCCTTGGTTCTCACCTGCTGGATTTAACAGAGGTAACATTCGCAACGTAATTAAACTTGCTTATACTCCTGGTAAGTCTGATAGAGACAAGCTTTATCAAGCACGTGTAAACCCAATCTCTAGTTTTGAGGGTCGTGGTACTGTTCTCTTTGGAGATAAGACCGCACTTAGCACACCTAGTGCATTCGATAGAATTAACGTTCGTCGCTTGTTCTTGGTTGTTGAGAAGCAAGTTGAGAACCTTGCAAAGAATGTTCTCTTTGATCTAAACGATGACGTTACACGTTCATCCTTCGCTAACGCTGTTGGTGGTTATCTTCGTGAGATTCAAGCACGTCGTGGTCTAACTGACTACCTCGTAATCTGCGACGAGACAAACAACACAGGCGATGTCATAGATCGTAACGAGTTTGTTGCTGAGATCTATCTTAAGCCTTCTCGCTCTATTAACTTTATTACAATTACATTCGTTGCTACCCGTACTGGCGTAAGTTTCGATGAGATTGTAGGTAGATAGAGATTCACTCCTGATAAATAAATTTACATAGGTCAATAGCAAATGGCAGTCACAAGTAATGTAAAGGACTTCCTCTCGAAAGTACGGAG